AACTTTACATATGGTAGACCTGATACAATTCAGAATATCGATGTACCTGCTTTAATAAACGAGTTGCACCTTACTGCTGGTGGTGCTAAGATCGAAGCAAGGCAATATCAGCAAGATGCATTAGAACATGCTTTGAGTAATAGACAATCGTTATTACTTTCTCCGACAGCTTCTGGTAAGTCACTCATTATATACATGGCAATACGATATTATCTAAACACATATGATGAAGGTAATATATTACTGATTGTTCCGACTACTTCTTTGGTTGAACAAATGTATTCTGACTTTGCTGATTATAGTCAATATGATGAATGGGACGTTGAAGAGAACTGTCATAAGATTTATGGTGGTAAAGAGAAATATAGCATTAAACAGCGTGTAGTGATTAGTACATGGCAATCGATATATAAGGAACGTGCACCATGGTTTGAAGGTTATGGTATGGTCATAGGTGATGAAGCACATAACTTTAAAGCTAAATCTCTAACATCCATACTCGAAAAGTGTTGTAATGCTAAATATAGAATTGGTACAACTGGTACATTAGATGGAACACAGACTCATCAATTAGTATTAGAAGGTTTGTTTGGCCCAGTACATAAGGTAACCACAACTAAAGCTTTGATTGATTCAAAGGACTTAGCAGATCTGAATGTATCTGTATTGCTATTAAAGTATGCTGATGAATATTGTAAACAAATCTCAAAGGTTAAGTATCAAGAAGAGATGGACTTCATTGTAAGACATGATCCTCGTAATCAGTTTATATCAAACCTAGCATTAGATCAAGATGGTAATACTCTTATACTCTTTCAGTATGTCGATAAGCATGGTAAACCATTACATGATATGCTTAGAAAGAAACTAGAAGAGATGGGTAGAACCAATCGTAAACTGTTCTATGTATCTGGTGAGACTGGAGTAGATGATAGAGAGAACATACGAGCTATTACTGAAGGAGAATCCGATGCAATAATCGTAGCTTCAGTTGGTACGTTTTCTACAGGTATAAATATAAAAAGACTAAACAATATAATCTTTGCTTCACCATCGAAGTCTCAAGTAAGAGTACTTCAATCGATTGGTAGAGGACTACGTAAGTCATTGGATGGTAAAGCTACAAAGGTATTTGATATAGCTGATGATTTACATTGGAAAAACAAAAAGAATTATACGTTGAATCATGCAGCAGAACGAATAAAGATATATAGTAAAGAGAAGTTTAAATACAAAGTATATGAGATTAAAATATGAGTGATGTTGAAAAAGTGATGGCCGATGTGAATATACGTCAATTTAAACTTATGAATGGTGATGAGATTATTGGTCTAGTAGAATCGATTAATGAAACAAACTATATGATTGACAGACCATTTAAAGTAATCGTAAATCCAATTAAAACTGATGCATTCAACCTAGTACCATGGTTTGATCTTTCTTTAAGTAATACGTTCACCATCGATAAATCGATGGTAGTTGCACATGCTATTGTTGCTGATTCAATAAAAGAAACATACATTAAGTTTTCAGTACAACTAGATAAAGCTGCTGATGCCTACCTTGATAATCCATATGAAGATGAATACGAAGATGATACTCCTAATCTGATACCAGATACAACCGATACACTACATTAAAATTAGTATACTCCTGCCTCCCCGGTTAACTATATTATTATAACACACTTTCACGTAAATGTACACCTTTATTTAAATTATTTTAATAGTGTACATCTGCAGCAAACTATGTTATAATATACTCATTACGGAGATAATATATGACTAAAAAACTAAAACCAAAAGAAAAACCCCATTACGTAAACAATAGAGAATTCTCGTATGCTGTTGTCGATTACGTTAAATCAGTCAATGAAGCAATTGAAAAGGATCAAGTACCACCAAAGGTTACTGATTATATTGCAACATGCTTTATGAAGATATCCGAAGGACTGTCTCACAGACCGAACTTTGTTCGGTACACATATCGAGATGAGATGGTAATGGATGCTGTTGAAAACTGTTTAAGAGCTATTCGTAACTATAAGATTGAAACGGCTACTCGTACTGGTAACCCTAATGCATTCTCATACTTTACTCAGATTTGCTTCTTCGCTTTCATTCGACGTATCACGAAAGAGAAGAAGCAACAAGATATAAAGCATCGATTCATTGAACGTATGGGTGTTGAAGATTTTATGGATATGGGTATGGATCCTCAAGCTGCATCTGATACGAGAGCATATGTTGATCAGCTTAAAGGTCGCATCGATCAAATCAAAACGAAAGATGAAGCAGTTAAACAGTTTGCTAAGGAAGAGAAAGCCACAGCAAAGAAACTAGAACTATTTATGGTATAATAATGAAAGTAGCTATTCTAAACGATACGCATTGTGGTGTACGTAACTCATCAGATATATTCTTAAACTATCAAGAACGATTCTATTCTGAGATCTTCTTTCCTTACTTGAAAGAACATAACATTAAGAATATATTGCATCTTGGTGACTACTATGAACATAGGAAGTTTGTTAACTTTAAAGCTTTGAATCAGAATCGTAAAGTATTCTTAGAGCCACTTAGAGATAATGGTATCACTATGGATATTATTCCTGGTAACCATGATGTGTTCTATAAGAATACCAATGAGCTATGTTCTCTTAAAGAGTTACTTGGTTACTTTACAACAAACGTAAATATCATAATGAAGCCAACTGTGTTGGACTATGACGGTCTAGGTGTAGCTGTCGTACCGTGGATTAATAACGCTAATTATAAAGAGTACACCGACTTTATTGCCAACTGTAAAGCTCCTATGCTTGGTGCCCATTTAGAGTTATTAGGATTTGACATGTATAAAGGCATGCCTAATCCACACGGTATGACGGCTGATTTATTTAAGAGATTTGAAATGGTCATGTCAGGTCACTTCCATACGAAATCAAATAAAGGTAATGTACACTATCTTGGTTCTCAAATGGAGTTTACTTGGAGTGATGTTGATGATCCTAAGTTCTTCCACATACTTGATACTGAAACACGTGAGATAACTCCTGTACGTAATCCTATTACAATGTTTGAAAAAATAGTGTACAATGACGAGAAAATAGATTATAATAGTATAGATGTAGAGCAATATCGACATAAGTTTATCAAAGTATTGGTTGTCAATAAGACAGACTTGTATCAGTTTGATAAGTTCATTGATCGATTGCAGAGCATTGAGTTACATGAATTAAAGATCGCTGAGAACTTTGAAGAGTTTGTTGGTTCAAGTGTTGATGATGATAAGGTCTCTTTGGAAGATACAAAGGACTTGCTTGATACGTATGTTGATGCGGTTGAAACAGATCTAGATAAAGATAATATTAAAATGAAGCTACGGGAACTATATACCGAAGCACAAAACATTGAGGTTGTATGATACACTTTAAATTATGTAGATGGAAAAATCTACTATCGACTGGTAATGAATTTACAGAGATTCAATTCGATAGAAGTCCGACTACACTAATCGTTGGTCAAAATGGTGCAGGTAAATCTACTTTACTTGATGCGTTATCGTTTGGTCTCTTTGGTAAACCACATAGGGATATTAAGAAAGATCAGTTGATCAACTCTATTAATAAGAAACATTGTGTGGTTGAAGTAGAGTTTAAGATTGGTGCATCTGATTTTAAAATTCATAGGGCAATTAAGCCTGGAAAGTTTGAAATCTATCAGAACGGTAATCTTATTAATCAGTCTTCGAGTGCACGTGATTATCAGAAGTTCCTTGAACAGAACATACTGAAACTGAATCATAAATCGTTTCATCAGGTTGTTGTACTTGGGTCAAGTTCTTTTATTCCATTTATGCAACTACCTTCGCACACTCGTAGAGATGTAATCGAAGATCTATTGGATATTAACATATTCAGTAAGATGAATGGTCTACTAAGAGAACGTAATGGCAAGATCAAAGAAGAGATTAAAGATATATCTCATCATATTGATTTAGTGAACAGTAAGATCGCTACTCAAAATAAGTATATAAAGAATCTAGAATCATTGAATGAAGGTCAAATCGATGATAAGCGTAAAAACATTAGTGCATATAAAAAGATTATTGATGAAACATTTAATGAATCTAGAGAGCTTGGTGAGGGTCTTACTAATCGTATGACTGGATATAGTAAAACCTATGAGAAACTAAACGATCGTTTGTTGTCATTAAGGTCTAAGGATATACAGTATAAGAATGATATTACACATCTTGTAAAGAATTCAAAGTTCTATGAAGAGCATGATGATTGTCCTACATGTGATCAAGTCATAAGCCAAGATAAGAAGACTGAGAAACAAGAAGAGCTAAAACAGAATGCTATTCAGATTCAAACTGATAAGGCAAAAGCTGCTGTCGCTATGAATGATTTGAATATCTCTATTAACTCAGTGTTAGATAGTCTTAATGAGTTAAAAGAAAAGCAAGGTCAAATTCTTTCAAACAATGAAAAGATCGCTGTCTTACAAAGTGAAGTCGATAAGACTCAAAAGGAAATCAATTCGTTATCTGGTCAGAATGGTGATCTTGAAAGAGCTAAGGTTGAGTGTGATGAATTCCGTGAGTCAAAGGATTCATTTACTGAACGTAAACTAAAGTACCTTGAAGAAAGAACATATAATGAAGTCATTGGTGAGATGCTTAAAGATACTGGTATCAAAACTAAAGTGATTAAACAATATCTACCAGTCATGAACAAGATGATCAATCAATACCTACAAGTGTTGGACTTCTTTGTAGCATTCCATTTAGATGAAAGCTTTAATGAGACAATCAAATCTCGTCATCGCGATGCATTCAACTATGCTTCATTCTCTGAAGGAGAGAAACAACGTATAGATTTATCTTTGCTGTTTACATGGCGACAGGTAGCTAAAATGAAAAACTCTGCAGCCACTAATCTGTTGATTCTGGATGAGACATTTGACTCCAGTTTAGACGTTGATGGGGTAGATTCCCTTACAAAGATCCTAGATACCCTTGAAGATGGCTCAAATGTGTTCATTATCTCACATAAAGGTGATGTTTTAGAGAATAAGTTCAGATCTAAGATCGAATTCATCAAAGAAAGGAACTTTTCAAAGGTTAAATAGTATACTGTCACGAGAGGCCTCCTAAAATCATGAACCAAGGGGTATCACTTACTGATTCACTCTCGTGCATATAACCAAAAGTTATAACTCTTATAACAAAACAGTCTTAATATAACACACAAAAGGTTGTACTCCTACGTCTACCTATGATATAATATACCCATATTATCAAGGAGTACATACAATGTATCAAGTAAATCCATTACTCGCTAAATTACTCGCTAAAGAGAATCTAACTGTTGAACATGGCAATTATCATACTGCTTGGTTTGATGTACAAAACCGTGTACTTGGTTTGCCTATATGGAAGGATCGAGGTAAAGACGTATATGATCTATTAGTAGGTCATGAAGTAGGTCATGCCTTATACACTCCATTAGAAGGACTACATGATTCAAATGAAGAAATCAAAGGTTGTCCTCGATCGTACATTAACGTTGTAGAAGATATTCGAATCGAAAGATTAATTCGTGAAGCATATCCTGGACTAATTCGTTCATTCAAACGTGGTTACAAAGTCTTATTCGATACAGAGTTATTCGGTAAGGATCATGACTTTGCTACTATGAAGTTGATCGATAAGATTAACCTTAAGTCTAAGCTCGTTGATTTAATTGATGTACCATTTAATGATGAAGAGCTTGAATTATTTAATGAATCATTGAACACTAAAACGTTCTCTGATGTATGTACTGTAGTAAAGAAAATCCTTGCTTATACGAAAGAGCAACAAGATGATAATAACGAAAAGCCACAGCAAGAAGATAAACAACCTACTGATGGCGATAGTGATGACAACAATGGCCATGATGATCAAGAGCCGGATGAAATCAAATCAGAATCTGAATCAGAAGAACCAGAATCAGAAGAAGACGAATCAGAAGAAGACGAATCAGAAGAAGACGAATCAGAACCAGAATCAGAACTTGATGATGAATCACCTGTTGTAGACGAAGATGGTGAAGACACAAACGAATCTTTAGAAGAGGACGAATCAGAAAAGGAAGAAAGTGGCAACATTACTCCTGCAGCTCCTATTCATGACGAACATGAAGAGATCTCTGAGACTGATGAGTTATTTAGATCTAACGAAAAAGAATTACTTGACGTAAACGAAGATGGTAGACAAATATTATTACTCAATGATTATAATCAGGCAGAAAGAGATCGAATGATTATACCATACGCTAAACTTAAGCAATACAGAGAGCAGACACGATCACGCGGACAGAATAATTGGAAAAAAACAGAAGTAACGTACAATGTTCGTGCTAAATGCGCATTGTATATGAAAGATGTAAAGAAAGCGGTACAACCTGCAGTAAGAGAATTTGAAATGAAGAAAGCTGCTTATCAATGGCAGAGAGCATCAACTGCAAAAACTGGTTCAATCAATGTTGATAAGCTATATTCTTATAAGTACGATGAAGACATATTCTCACGTGTTACTCAAATGGCTGATGCTAAGAGTCATGGTCTTATGCTCTTAGTTGATTACTCCGGTTCTATGCATGGTGTTCTCGCTAATGTTATTCAGCAGACTCTACACTTAATAACCTTTTGTAAATCTGTTAATATTCCATTTAGTGTGCATGCCTTTACTACTTCGTATGAAAAGAAACAAACACGAACCGGTTGTATGGATTCCGATGATATGTCACTTATCGAATTGATTAATTCTGATTTGAATAAAAAGGATTTTGATGAAGCTGTATATAACCTAACGTTACGTCTTGTCACTGCTGGTATAATTGATATATCTAGTGACTGTCACAAAGACGGGAAAATGCCTCGAGGCGTAGGCATATTTAATCCTAGAGAATATATAGGTGCTTGTGAAGAATATGGTTCAACTCCTCTTAATCAAGCTTATATGGTTATGAACGATGTTGTTAAGAAGTTTGTTAATAGACATCAAGTGCAAAAGCTAAACTTTGTTACTATCACTGATGGCGATGCAAATAGAATATACACATCTCGTAATAAGACAAATGCTATGGAGACTACACCGGCATTTCGCGACGGTTCGGCTATTAAAGTCCAAGTTGGTGGTAAGATTATTGATACTCGTACTGGTAAATCTATGACAACCGATTTATTAGATAATATTCGTAAGACTTATAATGCGAATACGATAGGATTCTTCATTGCTTCAAGAAGTTCTGATTTTAACTACAGAGTTGTTGGTATTGAAATGGATAAGAACCCAGATACCTATGTCGAAACACTTGAGGCTAAACGGCAAGCTGCTAAAGAATATAAAAAGTACAAGTGTGTTGAATTTAAAGATGTCTATGGTTACAACACTTACTATATGCTCAAAGGTGGAGATGGTGAATTAGATACTGTAGCTGATGAATTCAATCCATTAGATACTAAGTCTATAGGTAAAGACTTTAAGAAGTTTGCAAAATCTAAGAAAACAAATAAAGTGTTAATGCAAAAGATTGGAGCTGAGGTAGCCTAATTTGGTTATATAGAATGGTTTTCTAATAACAAAACGATCTAAATAAAATGTAAATAAAGGTGTACAACTACCGTTACCTATGGTATAATAGTCTTATAAATTAATGAAACAGGACATACATTATGAAAATCTCTACCCTGACTATCCTGAAAACTCTGGCTAATAACTACCCAGATACTACAGTTTTTCGTAAGAACATTATCGAGAATACTGCCCGTGATCTTGGCTTCACAGGAAAGGACTTTGTTCCACTTCTCACAAAAGAAGCACGAGTTAAGATTGGCACATATGATCTTACTTCAATTATGCCTAAACCAGAAGAAACTCCATACGTACCTCAACCAACTGCTGTAATGTCTATGGTTGCTTCGGTTACAAACTCTGAAAAGACATTAGTTGAAGTTGATCCAACGTTTGTTCCATGGGGACCATTTGCTGATATAACTAAAATTCTTAAATCTCAAATGTTCTTTCCAGTCTATATCTCTGGGTTGTCGGGTAACGGTAAGACGTTTATGGCTGAACAGGCTTGTGCTAAACTTAAGCTCCAAGTCATTCGAGTTCAAATCAATCCTGAAACTGATGAAGATGATTTGATTGGTGGCTTTAGACTTATAAATGGTGAGACAGTTTTCGCTAAAGGTCCAGTTCTAAAAGCAATGGAGTCTGGTTCGATTCTCTTACTTGATGAGATTGATCGTGCTACTAATAAGATTATGTGTCTTCAAGGTATTCTTGAAGGTAAACCAGTCTTAGTTAAAAAGACCGGTGATATTGTCAAGCCTGCTCCAGGATTCAACGTTATCGCTACGGCAAATACGAAAGGTAAAGGATCAGAGGATGGTCGCTTTACAGCTGCTTCGATCATAGATGATGCATTCTTAGAACGATTCAATATCTCTATTGATCAAAAGTTTCCTTCTAAATCAATTGAAGAGAAGATCTTAAACCGCCACTTTGAGAAGTTTAATAGTAAACCTGATATTGACTTTGTTAATCATCTTGTCAATTGGGCCGATATCATTCGTAAGACTTTCTATGATGATGGTATTGATGAAGTTGTTTCAACTCGTCGCTTATGTCACATAGTACAAACATTCTCAATCTTTGATAACAAAGCTAAAGCAATTGATCTTTGTATCTCACGCTTTGATGACGATACTAAGGAAGCATTCTTAGATCTCTACTCTAAAGTAGATGCTGGAGTCATTATCGAGCCACTTGATGAGCATGACCCGATGCGACATATAACTCACTCGCTCAATAGCTACTAATTAAACATAACACATAGGATAATATAATGAAACAAGATACACAATTTGATGTAAACAAATATAAGTTCAGTGAAGGTCAGCTACTCGAAGATTTAACTGCTTATATTCAATCAACATATTCAGAGCACTATTCGAAGAACAAATTCCAATCCACAGAGTTCATTATTGATTGCGGTCATGGAGAAGGCTTTGCCTTAGGTAATGTACTTAAGTATGTTCAGCGCTACGGTAAGAAGGGTGGCAGGAATCGTGCAGATCTATTAAAGGTCTTACACTATGCATTGATTGCTTTAAGTGTACACGATTCACAATTCGGTATAGGTTTATCTGAACCTGATCGACCAACGTATCTTAGAGATAAAATGAATGCAAAAGATATAGATCAAGCTTTGGACTATATAGACAACAACCGCTTCTCTCCTGAACTGGAAGCAGCTGCTGTGAAAGCAGATCAATGTCCTCAGCTGGCCATGGTGGAAGCAGATGCTCGAACTATGGTCGAGCTTGCTCGAGCTAGTATTAAAGAGCAGAAATCATCATTCGGGCAACCCAAAACAGGTACTAGAGATAATGACAGTTATCCAGAATTCTTATAAAATCAACTGTGTACATTTACGCAAAACTATGTTATAATATATAATCTTAAACAGGAGAAACAGTATGACAGTAAGTATTTCAAATGATACTCTATCTGTACTCAGGAACTTTTCAAGCATTAATCCTAATGTTGTGTTAAAGCCTGGTCAAGAAGTTAAAACAATTTCAGAAGCCAAGAACATTCTTGCAGTGGCTGAGATTGCAGAAGACTTCCCTACAGAAATGGGCATCTACGATCTTAATGAATTTCTATCGGTGGTGAATCTAGTGAATGATCCCAAGCTAAACTTTGGTGATAATCATGTAGATATCGTTGGTGGTAACACAAAGGTTAAGTATTTCTTTTCAGATTCGAGTATTTTAACGACACCTCAAAAGGACATTACCATGCCCAGCTGTGAGGTCGAAGTATCATTTACCCATGATACCTTGTCGCAAATCCGTAAAGCTGCATCGGCATTAGGTCATAGTGAAATGTCAATCACTGCTACTGATGAAGGTGTAAATATTAAAGTATTTGACTCAAAGGACAGTTCAGCTAATATATATAATATACAGCTTGCAAATGATGCTGGTTACACAGAAGGTCAATTTGAATTCGTAATCAATATCAACAATTTGAAGCTGCTAGATGGAGACTATGAAGTTAAAATCTCATCTAAATTAATTTCCGAATGGAAAAACACAACCCAAGCTGTAAGATATTACATTGCCTTGGAAAAAAATAGTAACTATAACTCTCAATAGGAGAACAACATGTCAGAAGAAGAAAACACACAAGAAGCCCAAACTGAAGCCGCACCGGTGGTTCAATTGTCGCTTGCTGATCTCGCCGCTACAGTATCTATCATCGATACAGCTAGCAAACGCGGTACCTTTGAAGGTGCTGAACTTGAATCTGTAGGTGGTGTACGTAATCGTCTTGTAGCGTTTTTACAAGCACAACAACCGCCTGAAGAAACTGAAGGTGCTACTGCAACAGACGAAGCAGGTGATCCTGTCGAAGTCGAAGAAGTCGAAGTCTAATTTAAAACAAACTAAAGGTCTTATATAATGGTTACAAGTGAAAAGCAATTGCTCATCGAAGCTCTCAAAAAAGGTAGTGTTACCGTAACATTCACTAAGGTTAATTCTGGTGAAATACGTGTAATGCCATGTACATTAAATCCCGAGGTACTCACTGCTAATGGCATTGATACTGTTAAGGTCGAAAGTCAAAAACCCACGAATGATCAAATCGTTTGTTGGGCTCTAGACAAAGACTCATGGCGGTCATTCAATGCTGATACAGTAGTTTCTTGGGAGGTCCTTTAATGAATGAATTTCTATGGGTAGAAAAGTATCGACCACAACGAATTAGCGACATAGTCTTACCTCGTATAATCAAAAAAACGTTTGAAGATATTGTTAAAGGAGGTGACCTACACAATATGCTTCTTACCGGTACAGCCGGTCTTGGTAAGACTACTGTGGCTAAAGCGTTATGCAAAGAACTCGATCTCGATTATATTCTAATCAATGGATCGGAAGAAGGCAATATCGATACGCTACGCGGAAAGATCAAAAAGTTTGCATCAACAGTTTCTCTTCAAGGTGGCTACAAAGTAGTCATCTTGGATGAGGCTGATTATCT